GTGACTCAGATCTTGTCGAAGGTATAATCAATAATGACTTCGTGGAGGTAGCTGAGTAATGAATCACCCTGCTGAACTACAGGTCTTCAGCTATCTGCAAAAGGCCATGAAGGGTGAAGCTACAATGACAAAGGAGGTAGCCGAACAGGTTGCCTCCGATGTTAAAGCTGCCTTGGACAAACAGTTTAACTCGCCACCACGTGATGAGTTTAGACTACGTATGTCTAACATAGGCAGACCTAAGTGCCAGTTGTGGTTTGAGAAGAACGATCCTGAAGATAAGATACCTTTGCCTCCACACTTCCTGATGAACATGATACTAGGTGATCTAGTAGAAGCTGTGTTCAAAGGATTACTACGTGCAGCAGGTGCTGAGTTTAAAGACAATGATACTGTCACACTCAAGCTACCTGATGGACAGGAGATCAATGGTGAATACGACATGGAGATGGATGGCAAGATAGATGATGTAAAGTCTGCATCACCTTGGTCATACACTAACAAGTTTGACTCATTCGAGACATTACAAAAGGGTGATGGCTTCGGATACATACCCCAATTAGTTGGTTATTCTAAGGCCGCAGGAAAAGAAGTAGGCGGTTGGTGGGTGGTCAACAAAGGCAACGGTGAGTTTAAGTATGTCAGTGCTTCGGAGGTTGACTCTGATAAGGTAATAGAAGACATCCAAGAAACGGTAAACTACATAGAAAAAGATGAGCCGTTTGAGAGATGCTTTGAGCCTGTACCTGAGACATACTACAAGAAGCAATCAGGCAACTTGGTACTCAATAGTTCGTGTAGGTTTTGTAACTTCAAACATAAGTGTTGGGATAGTTTAAAGACGTTACCTTCAAGGGTATCTAAGTCTAAGAACCCACCACCTGTTGACTACATATTTGTAGGTGATGGCCTTGCCACGTAGACATAACAAAAGGTTATATCGTAGCGGTCTTGAACAAGAGGCTGCTGCGTTTCTAGAGACTAGACAGAAGAAGGTAGAGTATGAGAAGCTAAAGATAGAGTGGGAAGACTTACGCTATCGTACATACACTCCAGACTTTGAGCTAGACAACGGTATCATAATAGAAACAAAAGGATTATTTAGTTCAGCAGATAGAAAAAAACATCTTGAAATACAAAGACAGCATCCTAAGTTAGACATTAGGTTTGTATTCAGTAACGCTAAACAAAGACTATACAAAGGAGCTAAGTCTAGGTACTGCGACTGGTGTGATCAGAAGAACTTCAAGTGGGCGCATCGTGTAATACCTGAAGGATGGCTAATAGAAAAAGGCAAGCGCATGAAAGAGCAGCGTGTCATAGTGAAAAGGAGATCCTGATGGGTCACGAAATAGAAGATGGTGAAGTTGCTATAATAGTAAAGCCTGAGTTAGATGAAGATGGCGAGTGGGATGGTACTCTCAAGACTGGCCTAGTGTTTGGTGAAAGTAAAAACCCTGTAGCTACAAGAGCAGCTATGGACTTAGCTTTGACTATGGCAGCAACTACTAATGTGCTAGAGGACTATCCAGAAATATTTGATTACTATGATGAAGCCAGGGTAGACTTAATAAAAGAGATGTTTCCTAAAGAGTTTGCTGAATCAGAACTTGCAATGGAGAGTGATATGGATTATACCACAGATGGCAACGTAATTAAGTTAACTAAATGGACAAAGACGTTAGGAGAAGCATGACTGATTTAGTAAACAATCCACCACACTACAATCAAGCAGGTATAGAATGCATTGATGCTATCATGGCTGCAACTAACCACAACAAAGAAGGATACCTACAAGGTAACATACTGAAGTACGTATGGAGGTATGACTACAAGAATGGATTAGAAGATCTAGAGAAAGCACAATGGTACTTGAACAAACTCATAGAGGTATACAAAGAGAAGCACAAATGATACGTAAGTTTAGTGTGACATATATGATGGAGGTTGATGAAGATAACAACTTCCTATCAGCCCATCAAGAAGGGCATATAGAAGACGTACATGATTTGATAAGTAACATTATGCATGACGTAGATGATGTTAGAATACATAACCTGAGTATAAAGGAGAGATAATGGACTTTAATGAGTATCAGAAGGAAGCAGTAAAGACTGCTATATATACTGACCCTATCATATACCCTGCGTTGGGCTTGGGTAATGAGGCAGGTGAGGTGCAGGGTAAGGTCAAGAAGATGCTGCGTGATGATATGTTTGACAAACCTGCTATAGCTGCAGAGATAGGTGATGTGTTGTGGTACATAGCTGCACTGTGTCGTGACCTAGAAGTAAGCATGGATGATATTGCTACAGGTAACCTAGCTAAACTAAAGAGCAGACAGGAGCGAGGAACAATACAAGGAAGTGGAGACAACAGATGAAAGGTTTGATATGGCCTTTTCTTTTCTGTGTGTTTGTGATATGTATTATTCCTGTGTTGTTAGTAGATAATGCAAAGTATTGTAAGCAAAGCATAGTGCCTTGTTATCCTTGGACGGAACCAGTAGAATGGAACTAGATGTAAAGAAAGCTGCACAAGAAGAAGCAGAGAAAACATTTGAAGAGTTTATACTTTGGACTAAAAGAGTATTACTTGTATCAGTTATATTTCTTATGGTTGTTGTAGTAGGATGTAACAACGGTGTAGAGAGTGGTAAAAATGCTACGGGTTCTAAATATAATGGTGAGCAATATAACCCAAGTAATATAAAGGTAAATAAATGAATAGTAAAAAAGCGCCTATAGGATGGGCAAAAACTATCCTAAGTATGAGAGATGCATGGAAGAGTGTAATGACTATAAAGAACTCTCCCTTGCGTAACCTGCCACCCCAGTTAGGGTTAATGGTTTTCTCAATACTATCTGTGATGTGGAGTGGTATCTTTGCAGCAATAATAAATAACCCATACGCATTTGGTGTGTCTGCAGGTGGACATCTGTTAGTGGTCTTTGGTATTTTTATTACAGCAATAGTCTATGATAGTGCAGAAAAGTATACTGCGCCACAGAACTACAACTTACGTGGTACAGGAGGAGAACACGAATGAAGTTTTTAAAGAAGATACCTGAGTTTTGTCTGAGTCATTGGCTATTACGTATACCACTAGCTATTGTATTCTTACAACAAGGTATAAGTAAACTACCATTTAGTTTAGATGATGCAGACTCATGGGACTTACCCTACCTAGTTTGGTGGTTTGTTGTCTATGGTGAGATAGGGGCTGCTATTGGTTTAATTGTAAGTGGTATTTTAGTTTCTAAGATAGCAGGAGATTACATCTGGGATTTCTGGATTCAAGACCTGGGAGATATTATAACAAGATTCTCTGGTATTGTAATCTGCTGTATTATGACTGGAGTTATATGGATAGGTCAACCCACTAGTTTGTGGGACGTTATTCTATATGATAACTTACATGTATTTTTATGGGTAGGCGGATTATTTTTTGCATTGAGAGGAAGTAGAACATGAGCAACTTATTACCAACAGATTATCAATCATTCATACATCAATCACGTTACGCTAAGTACGTTGATGGTAAAGGCCGTGAGTCATGGGCAGAGACAGTAGGACGCTACGTTGATAACGTGGTACGTCCCAAGCTAGGCAACGACTCATGGGTTAACGAGATAGAACAAGCTATACTTAGCTTAGATGTAATGCCAAGCATGAGAGCCATGATGACTAGTGGTGCTGCGTTGGATAGAGATAACACAGCAGGGTACAACTGTAGCTACCTACCAGTGGATGACCCTAAGTCATTCGATGAAGCTATGTTCATACTGTTGTGTGGTACAGGCGTAGGCTTCAGTGTTGAGCGTCAGTTTGTACAGCAGCTACCAGAGATACCTGAGTTGTTTGACAGTGAGACTACCATTGTAGTACGAGACAGTAAAGAAGGTTGGGCTAAGGCATACAGACAACTACTAGCGTTGCTGTGGGCAGGTGAGATACCCAAGTGGGATGTATCAAAGGTTAGACCTGCAGGTGCTAGGCTCAAGACGTTTGGCGGTAGAGCTAGTGGTCCTGGTCCTCTTGTTGAGTTGTTTAACTTCTCAGTCAACACGTTCAAGAATGCACAAGGACGTAAGCTTACCTCTATGGAGTGCCATGACTTGATGTGCTTCATTGGACAGATAGTTGTAGTGGGTGGTGTCAGACGTAGTGCTATGATCTCCTTGTCTAACCTAAGTGATGACCGTATGCGTCACGCTAAGTCAGGACAGTGGTGGGAGACAGCAGCACACAGAGCATTGGCTAACAACTCCGTATCATACACAGAGAAGCCAGACATAGAAACATTTATGCGTGAGTGGACTGCGTTGGTAGAGAGTAAGTCAGGTGAGAGAGGTATCTTTAATCGTGAAGCATCTAAGAAGCA